GCAACACTTCACAAGCCACAGGATATATTATTGATGGGTAGAGTATCGTGGTTTTTTGACTATGAAGGTGTACGTTATTTCATAGAAGAATTAGCAAATACCGATGAGCATCCAGATTTGTTCGATGCCAGTTTCTCGTTCATGTTTTTGGAGAACTTTACAGTTGCCAACCCCGAAACGAATTGAGTTCGGAAGGGCCATAGGCGAACAGGGCGCAGTCCGCCTTCAAAGAGTATTAAGCGATATTCTCGAAGACGGAATACGTTATATGCGCAAGAATTGTCCGGTACGTACTGGACGGTTGAAGCGTTCCATACATCAGGATGGCGCAAGAAATATAAAGAATGCGCCACCTATAAGATTGCAGTCCGGTCAGCAACCCACTCAAACGCTCGATGGCGAAATAATAATGGGTGGCGATACGGAATATATGCAATACGTAGAGACATATCATTTTGTGGTAGAACAAACTGCGCGAAGAATGCACCGCCGCTTGAAACGTGCAAGGTCATTCACTACAGTCTATAGAGTCAAACGTGGTACTAAAATAATAGGGACCGTGAATACCAGGGCATTTATTCCAAACAGGCTGATAAAGATATTTTTCGATGACGTAGCAGTATATATAGAGTTCCCGAAAATACTTGTTCCGTATGTAGCATTGAGGGCTAAGGCCGATGGCAATACGCAGCAGCGCAAGCCCCGATCAAGTCAAAGCCGTACCAGGCGCACCCGCCGCCGAGCATAACGGAGGAACCAATGGCCAGAATAATCAAGCCGACAAAAACCAAGACTTCCCATAGCGAGCGTCAGTTCAACAGGCATCAGCAATATACGAATTTCATTCGTGAGCAACGCGCTATGGATCGACGTGAACGCCAGCAACGAATCCGTGACAAGATGGCAAGAAAATGAGTAGTAAACCTTTTTCAGATAGGATTTTCTATTCGGATGTAGTCCGTCCGCGAATAGTAAAGGCGCACGCCAAGCGCCTGGCCAATGAGAAGGTAGGGCGCGGAAGGGTGATCGGTACGCTAGCCAACAAGCGTTGCCGTGCGGACTTTGCGGCGGTAGTCAGGGATAATCATGGCAAGCAAATAATAGGTGCCGAGATAACCGGAGATACCGATATATTGGATATCTCAATGGTTATCAGGGAATTAACCTATGGAATTGCAAGATGCTAAGCATACGGCAAAAAGAGGTTATCAACTTTCTAACCGAGCCGGGAACGATATCCTGCCTGGTAGGTACGATCCGATCCGGCAAGACCTACGTTGCGACCGTCGCGTTCGGCTTGAACGTACTCAACGCCAAGAAACCCTTTTTGCATTTATTGCTAGGTAGGAAACTAAAAGTAATGGAGCAAGAAATACTACCTACGCTATCTGATTTGTGCCAAATGACCGGAACCAGATACAGCTACATACCTTCACGTGGCGTAGTGGAAATGAATAACCAGCGTATTGTTATTAGCGCCGGAAACGATGATCGATCCCTTGACCGAATCCAGGGACTGACGATCAAGGATGCGCTGATTGACGAGGCTACATTGCTGCCAGAATCATTTTTTACTACCGGAATATCCCGTTTGTCGTACCATGATTCAAAGGCATTCGTATGCTGCAATCCCAGCTACCCGTTGCACTACATCAAAAAGAAATGGATAGATCAGAATAACGTGCATCAACATTTGAATTTTACGTTCAAAGATAATCCTTCACTGTCCCAAATTGTTATTGACCGATACAACAGTATGTTCTCGGGTACGTTCCGAAAGCGGATGGTGGAGGGGTTGTGGTGCGCATCCGATGGACTGGTATTCGCGGATTATTCCGTGGGAGAAAAACCCGCAGGGCGCGTTGTGCGGACTGATGCAGGCATGGATTATGGTATTGCGTCCCCGTCCGCTGTGGTGCCAATCCAGGTTATTCGGACCGGCCCCAAGGAAACCAGATACCACATTCCATCGGTTCTTTATATTGATGGAGGCGCCGAACAAAGGAATAAAACCGACAAAGAAATTGGGCAAGCCGTCATGGATTATCTTCATGCGATCGATGCCAATAGTGTGGTTATTGATCCAAGCGCCACATCCATCAGAAATGAATTGCTTGCTCAACGCGATCGCCGGTTCATGGTACGTCGAGCAAACAATGATGTGTCATGGGGAATACGGGTAGCAGGTGCTGTACTGGCACACAAGCCGATAACAATATCAGAGAAGGCTAAACCCTTATTAGACGAGCTACAAAGCTATTCTTGGGACCCTGACAAGGAAGATCAGGTTATCAAGGCCAACGATCATTGCTGTGATGCCATGCGCTACGTACTACTGGACAAATTTGCGCATTTGTTCACTACCGGGACCGGAGCAATTCCAATTCCAGAGGGTATGTAAATGCCAATAACAGATATAAATAGCATTAGCACAGGTGCGCAATTCCCGCCGCACGAAGAAATCGCCATGACGAACTATGTATCCAAATGGCGACGGCTGTACGAGGGCGATTTCTCGGCACTGCAATTACCTGAAATCAGCAATGAGATTCCCGGATACGGAATCAACTGGTTCCGGAGGATTGCTACTTTCTACGGGGAATTTATGTTCGGTGATCGGCCAGAAATATATATAGAAGGCAATCCAACCATGCAAAACGAGGTTGCGGAATTCGCGACCACGATGTTTCCGCAATTGCAGATTGCCAACGTGGACATGATCCGGTTCGGGAAAGGGATTATGGCTACCCATCCGATGGACGCCATGCGATTTGTGCGATTTGAACGCGATCAACAATTCCAGGTACAGGATATTCAAGGCATGGTAATCGGCGATGTGCTCTACCGGGTTCGGAATCAGGAATTGCCGGACGAGGAACATCACGGATTATCCAAGACGGCGGATGTGTACAAGTACCCTGTGGACGGTGAAGGCACGTGGGAGGTTTATTCGTACAACAAGGGGGGGTTGGGCCGGTTGATGGCATCGTTCCCCACAACGCCGCGTGCGGGCCGTCAGGTAGTGGAGTTCCAGATCAATGCGGATTCGACTTCCTTGTTCGAGGATATTCAATTTCTGGTAGCGGAAATGTCCCGTAACCTGTCGAGAATGGGATATTCCATCAAGCGGAATCTTCGGCCACATCTGGTTGCGCCATCCGGATCATTGATCACGGAAGACGGCAATGCAGTCAGGGTGAATGAGCAAGGAATGATATTTCCGGTACAGGAAGGTGATCCCATGCCCATGTATTTGCAATGGGACGGGAATCAATCATCAATGGAATGGTACTACAATAATTTAAAAGCAAACATGTTCAACATGGTTGGCGTATCGGAACTAATGTTCGACGCATCCTTGTTCCCCGGTGAATTGTCCGGTGAAGCATTGCGACGAATGATGCTGGCTTTTTGGAGTAAATTAAACCATATAAAAGCCATCAATAATGAAGCAATCGAAAAAATGCTGGATATCTGGAATGCCAACCGAATGGCCAACAACATGGAAGTATTTGATTTTGACAGGTCGGATATAGAAATTTCGTGGGGTTGGGAAGAACTGTTCATGAATACGCTCGAAACCGATCAGGATGTCGGCGAGGATGAAGAGCCGGCACCTGCATAATCAAGGGCGGCTGATGGGTTTCCTCAGCTCACAAGTTTCGGTCCTTGTGAGTGCTCCTTTCCCATCAGCCGCCCGCTTTTGGAGATACACATGTCTGTCATCAAAAAAACAAAAGTCCGCAAGCATTTATTCCCTTTTGAAGCTCGCGTACCTAGTCCGTTCGAGCGCCAACCGTGTACCCGTGATAGCGTACTCGTACACCTTGGCGATTTATTCTTCGACAAGAAAACATCTATTCACCACAAAATAAATCTGTCCAGAATACTACTCGAAAATCTTGGCGGACATGAAGCACAGGGTTCCGTGCTTCGCGCCAACAAGTTAATAGAAGCCCTGTTAAAATGATTATTGCCGTAGGATATTTACCGTCCAAAGGTATCAGGCGCGCGATCTATTCGGAAGAATGTACGGTGCCAGAGCCTTGTCCCGCGAATCATGTAAATGTCCAGGCAGGCGGATCGGTTGTGTATCGTCTTCATACTTCTCAACCGCCTGGCGCCACAGTGAATCCCGGTGCTCTGCCATATATTTCTCGACGTAAAATCCCTTTCTACAGATAATCGGTACGAATCTGTCCCAAACCGCCGGCTTGTGACTCAAGAACTTTCCGGGGTTTGCAGTGCCTACCGTCAAATCCGTTCTGGGATTCCCGAAGTTATCCAACCTCTCCGTCAGTATCGATGCAATCCTGAATGGGTCCATCCTTGTTAGGGATGTCATTTCTGGTATCTCTATAATTCTTTTTCCCGCCAGATTACGCTTCAAACGAGCACCCAAGTTGATGCTCTCGTACATCCATTGCCATGAATCCACAAAGTGCGGAACCATCGCGCTTAGGATGGATGTCTTGCCGATATCTACCGGACCCACAAGCACCGGGAATATCCTGCAATGGGTACCAGGGTTGAATGCCCGTACCGTCGGCACCCGGAACATCAGATCGCTAGCAAAGTGGTTCAATTCATTATTATCAATCCCAAAAGGCTTTAGCCAGTTCTTCAATGTAACTTTCTTGCCCTTGTAGTACGTAGGCTCGACTTCTTTTATCCTGTCAAAGTATTCCAGCATTGGATCTACGGTATTTATTGTCAGTAAATCCTCAAGAGCCGCCTTCCACTGCCCTGCGGTATACGTCAATGGATGTAGCCTTCCGCCAGCACGGTAGACAATACCCCTCTCGATCTTGTTCCTAATGATATTGCGATCGGTATCACTCAACCTTTGTAGGGTTTTCTCACCCTTATTTTGATAATAGTCGTATCCAGGGGCATACCGCATCACCTGTATCCCTATCTTCAATAGAGCCTCTTGAAGGCCGCAGCTCCCTTTGGGATTGTCGGCATATATGGTAGCGTTTGCTTTCAAGCCTTTCTCTATGCCTTTAACTGCTTTCTTCACGTATTTCTTATCGAACTTGTACTTCTCGGCTATACGGTCAATGCTGGCTTCAATCCAAGCCGCATGTCTACTCGGATCGGCAGGAAGGGTTTTCCACATCCTTGCAACATCCTTGTGCATAAATTCCTTTTTTCTACCTTTGAAATCCACGTTCCTATCGAAAGGGTTTTCAAACTCGTCTAGGATATTTTCGGTCATTGTTTTATTCCTTTTCTAGGCAGGGTAGGGCTCCCTGGATCTAAATTAGTTACATCAGGCTACATCGCTTCTCGACTTTAGAGAGACTGTTCTTTGACAAAGTTGATCTCAAGAACGCATGTAGCCTGATGTAGTAGGGGTTACAAGCCCTAGAGCGGTTAATGATTTTCCAAGGGGTTTTAATCCCTACTGCGGGCTCTCAACTTCTCCTACGTATAACAGCCCCAGGATACTAATTTAGAGCTGTCATGGGGTTCCGCTTTGGGTTCTCGATACTCCCAAGGTCTTTCCCGTGATGTTGGGGTTCTGTACTCGCCTTGTAGTGTCTCACTGATGTATTTTGGGCAGGCTAGCTTTCCTCAAGGGCTAGCCTGCCCCTTTTAGGACCGAGAGAATGACTAAAGCCTTCTATAAGCATTTATCTCTACGGAAAAAACAGAAATCTATAGATAAAAAACGCGAGGATGATTTTTATGACTGCGTAAATGGCTATACGCAAGTTCTTGAATTAACTAAAGGCCGGGGAAAAAGCTATGTACCCCGACCTTGTATTTTTTCAATTTATGGCGTAGAAAATTGCCCATTCAAAAGGGAGAGGCTAGATGCCTGACGAAAAAAAGACCGAAGATTATGAAGCTGAGATTAGTGCGCTTAATGAGCAAATCGGAGATTTGCGTAAGGAAGCCGCTAAATATCGCCTAGCAAGAAATGAGGCGCTACGACAGGGTCACGTGCTAAAAACTATTGCCAAGGCTCACAATATCAAAGCCGACCTTTCTGAAATGGATTATTCATCCTTGAATATAGAGGATGGCAAGGTTGTCGGTGAGTTCGAGTATTCACCGAAAAAGATATCTCAGAAAGAATTACCGAATATTCAACAGGGTGAAACTGGTTTAACCCTTGAGAAAATTCAAAGTATGTCGGCGGCAGATATTGAGAAGAACTACGATGCAGTTATGGAAGTCATGGCAAACACAAGAGGGTAGATAAATGGCTATATCCCATCTTATTCCCGAATTGTGGGCAGCGGCCCTATATAGGGAATTGCGTCAACAAAATGTATGGAGTGACACTGTTACTGATATTAGCGGCGAAACAATTATTGGTAACAAGATAAATATAGGGAATCTTAGCACCGATCCGACGGTACGCGATTATGCGGTTGGTACTGCGCTGGAAGCACCGGAGGATGCTACCGATGCCGAGAAAACCCTTTCTTTAGACCAACAAAAGTATTTTAACATTATGATTCATGATATTAACGAGGTACAAACTCGTCCTAATGTCATGAATGACTGGAGCCGCAAGGCAGGTGCGAAGATCCTTGAAACTTTGGATACGCATCTATATACAACCTGGTCTACCGGTACAGTCGCCGCGGCTCAAAAGATATCGGTTGCAAGCTTGAAGGCTGATTTAACAGAGACTGATGCTCATATAAAGACATGGGTAGAATCTCTATTAAAGCTGTCTAAAATTGCAAATGATCTCAAATGGCCTATGGAAGGTCGTTGGTGCATTGTCAATACCAAGGGTTATTTTTACCTGAACAAATACCTGTTAACCACGGGTAGAATTGGGACCGGTGAAACTAACCAGACTGCACTTATGGACGCTATGGTTATGCGGATGTTCGGCTTCCGTATTCGGCCAAGTCTTGCGATGTCCAATGCCGATGATGCCGCTACTATATATGCAATAGCAGGTCTTAATAGTGGCGTATACTTCGCGCAGCAGATATCGGAGATTGAAGCGTTCCGTCCAGAAAGCCATTTTTCGGATGCCGTTAAAGGTTTGTATGTATACGGCTCCGTACTTATGGACGCCACTCGACGTATGACAATCGTTAAGAGTGCATAGATAGGCAGGGGGCGCAGGGCGGTGGCTTATATAAGTATACAAACGGCTGATACGCACATTGCATATACAGGTCAATTCCAGGGTTGGAATATATTAAATGATTCCGACAAACTGAAATACCTTGAACGTGCAACCGACAGAATTGAAATGCTTGCATTTAATAGTGATAAATCCAGGGCAGCGGCCCGGACCACTACCAGGCATTCCGAGTCGGATGTGATTCCAGTCAACTTGCAACGGGCCACCGCCCTGTTAGCTGGTTACTATAGTGAAAATAAGTATTCTAAATATGATTTAATAGATGATTCTATAGATAGCGCATTGTCTCCACAAATGGCTGATTTGATAATAACCGTACAATCCCTTCTATATCCGTTTCTATCGGATACCGCACAGCAGAATAACCCCCGCGTACCAAGAGTTAAAAAGCAACGTCCAGCTTTTAATTGGGACTAGAAATGAATATAACACTCGCACAAGCAAATACTTTTTTTGATGAAAGAGGTATTGATGCAGAGGGTTTGACGCAAGAGCATATAAATCGCGCAATCCTTCGTATACAAGCTCTAAAGTTTCATACTCCTATAGATTCCGATAACCCTCCCTATCCGGTATACCTTGCAACACTCTACCTTGCCCACCACTATATAGAGAATTCCGATACCTATAAAACTATTAAAAGGGATATAGATAATTCCCTTGCGCCTGCTATTGCTGATTTGCCTATAAATGTACAAAGCGCCCTGTGGCCATTTATAGACGAGTCAGTATTGGATTTATCTACGGAGGATTATCAAGAGGAAGGGCGCCACCTGAAGGTATATATGTACGATGGCGAGAGTGGAGAGACCAGTCCAATGCAAACTGACCCTGTAGGCCGTACATCGGTATTAGTAGTCAACGATATACCTAATTTGCCGGCTTCTAAAATAACGTCCGGCGTGTTTCAAGTTGAACGTATACCAGATATTCCCTATAGCAAGGTAACAGGCGCACCAAGCGGCGGTGGTGGCGGTACAAGCGATTTCAGTGGCGATTATGACGACCTTACCAACAAACCTACTCTATTCAGTGGCGATTATGACGATCTCACTAACAAGCCGGATTTATTTAGTGGTTCCTATAATGATCTTACTGACAAACCCACTATCCCTGTTGCATTTTCGGGTAACTATAATGACCTTACCAATAAACCTACCATACCAACTCCATTTAGTGGCGACTATAATGACCTTACTAATAAACCCACTATTCCAGAATCCGTTGAACAGGGTGTATTCGATGCAAGGGCTAACCCTCTACCGGAACCTACGGCTTCACAAAAAGCAAAGTTATGGTTAGATCCGGTTGCCAAGACTGGCTATTTCTTGACCGAAGAATTTATACATGGCACTGCGCCTACAGGTACTTTTGAAGACTATATAAATAGCCATTACTTGGGAGTGTTCACCGCCGATACACAAGCAAATGCTCATGTACAGCCTAGTGACGCTCACCTGAATAAATTTTATTGGAATAGTCGTTTACATAGATTCCATTATTATGACAAGATAACCGTTGGTAGCGGGACATCATATTTTTGGGCACCGCTTAGAAATGATAATTTTGCAGCGGAATTTATTGCGGACCGCGAGCATTATGCTCATAGCGGCGATACACGTGGCGCGTTCTGGCTTCAATGGGCTGATAATGAGCAAACCCTGATAAACAACCTACCAGGCAACCTTCCAACGTTCACTACATGGCGTGCCTATGGCGTACTTGATAATGAATTAAAGAAGCTGGATTCAACTAATTATACAGCCGCCGTAAATAGCCATACGGCACGTGGTTATTCAAATATAGCAGTAGTCGGCAGCAACGTACCCTCCAAATCGGAGTTCGACGCTCTAAAAACTACCGTTGACGCATTGCCTGTAGGCGGCGGTGGCGGCACCGTACCGGACGCGGAAGTACTGCATGAAGCCGCCGACGTTAGCGATCCGTATGATTTCACCATGCGGGAAATAACCGAAGGCGATGATGACAAGATTGTAACTATATTAATTTGGAGAACGGGACAAGCTAATTACTACCCTATAACAATAAGCGGCCATGCACTACGAAGACTTCAAGACAGATCGGGCACGGCTAGCAAGTTCGCTATACAGCTCCCATTCTTTAATAGTGCCCTGGCCTTTAATAGTAGAGGTGAAGGATCTACCACGTGGCGCCTGGACTGGCCTGGCGCAGTAAGCGACTTGGCAATTAGAATATCTATAATAGCGCCTTCCAGCGGCGGCGGTGGAATATCCTTTAATACAATATCAAGGTTCCATAATTCCGTTACGCATCCAAACGACAAGTGGGCTGTTGCCGGAACGGATGACGATACGCCATCTGTCTATTGGGATTCACCGCTAACCGGTACTACGGTACTCGCTACAAACACGCTCCCCGAAAATAAATGGCGGTATGTAATTAACCATAGCGAGACAAATGAATTATCCAGGTTAGTAATTCCCGAGGGCGCTTCTATAATTCATATATCGCATGACCGTGGTGGAAGCGCAATGTTCTTTATAGATGATTTATATATAGTTTCTTATGACATAGGAATTGACGGCTCTTCCGGGCAGATTCCATTCCTTAGAGGTATATCGGCGCAGACGGATGCGAACGCTACAACCTTCGCTATATACGTAGCATTGACATCCGACAGGGAGCTAATGTTCGGGTGGCGTTCGGAAGGCGCATCGCAAGCCATCCCTACACGTCCGCGTATTAAAGTGAGGGTTGCATAATGCCATTCAAGTTCCCAACCCTGGATAAAACAATTAAAGTACAACCTTTATACCCTCAACGGAATATACCCGATCCGGTAGACGAGCCGGTTCCTGTTTGGTATGCCCTTGCTACTGCCGCTCAATCATATGCCTATAATTGGGAAGATAATGATTTCAGAATTGTAGACAGCAGCTCGTTGAATCAATATGTAGCGTTTAGTTATGACGCTGCATTAAATAATTTATGGGCAGTTAAAGGCCAATCAGTAGGGTTATTCAGCGCACCTGTATGTACTATATTCCCAATAGGTGAGGATGGTTCTCTGGGAACTGGCGTGGATTATTTTGCGCCGTTTCCTCCCAACTATGCAGGATGGCGTTCAGGCGACAAGGCATTCCCCGGCCTTGATGAATCCTTTGATATTGGAGTGCATAACAATTATGTAGTTATTGCCGACGATAATACTCCCTTATCGTCCGCAAATGATTTTCGGCAGCTACGCGCATGGAAATTCGATAGAGGCGACCTCTTCAACGATCCTACATGGACCGAAGTAGATATATTCGATGGTATGCAATTGACCGCTGGGTTCGGAGGCGGCGCACCTTCTAATGTAGGTGATGTATCCTTTGATTTATCCTACGATAAAATAGTTTATGTAAATAGAACTAGTGGTTCCAGGGTACTAAGAATTGGTAGCGGTGTAGAGTATGCCGACGATGCCATAACATTCAATGGTACCTATGAGCAATACAACAATTTCAATGGCGCAATTGCTTTATGGACAAAATCGCCTACCGATATTCATCTAGCCGGTGCAATACCAGCAGGCGACAATATAAATATATTTAGCGTTGATTTGGACAATACCAGCGGAATACAAGATCCATTCAATAGTGAAGATTTTGATACCTATAGAACATATAGAGAACCTGTTGATATTTCCAATAATCAGTATTATTCCTTTGTGCTTGTCGATTGGAATGAAATACCGGTTGCCGATGATGATACTTTGCCTGTTATAACCTTGGAACCATTAAAGTTGACTCCTACAGCATTTTCGGTAACCAAGGCGGTACCGAGTTATGAGACTCAAGGTGACCCTAATGTATCGACGATCCGCACAACGGTCTATCAAAACCCTGTAAGACGCTTGCAAGCAACACTTCACAAGCCACAGGATATATTATTGATGGGTAGAGTATCGTGGTTTTTTGACTATGAAGGTGTACGTTATTTCATAGAAGAATTAGCAAAT